AAGCCTCCTTGACGACGATATTCTAAACATTACGTACACACTTACAGCAGCAGCAGACGCCTAAGAGGTAAACCATGGCAGGAGACTTTCCAACAAATACGATTGACATTCGCTATAACTCTGACACCTATGGTCCATTTGGGTTTGACTTCACTGACGTGCTGCCATCTGGCATTACAGTTAGTTCAGCAGTTGTGCGTGCATTTCAAGGAACCCTTAAGAAAGACGACGACCTATCAGACTTTACTGAGGTCACCACAGAGCTAATTGTAACTGCTAGCACAACTGTTAGTTCGCCTAATGTATACGTGTACTTCGACTACCCAACAGCGACCTATACTAACGAGAAGTACACATTAGTATTTGAGTTAACGCTTTCAAACAGTGCTGTACACCCACTGTACTTTCAATACGTAAGGGTCTACGGTGAAGAGACTTAATGGACTTTAACTACACTGCATGCAACACGTTCTCCATGGTGCACAACGATCCTAACCCTTACATCTTTGTGCGTGGACCGGTTGGGTCTGGTAAATCCTCTGGTTGTATCTGGCACTGCTTTCTAAATGCCATGCACCAAGAGCCAGACGGAGCCGGAGTGAGACGCACAAAGTTTGGTGTACTTCGGTCAACCTACCCTAAATTGAAGACAACAGTGGTACGTTCTTGGAAGGATTGGTTCAAAGATCAGATAACCATAGTGTATGACACGCCTATTCGTGGCCAAGTAAATCTTGATCTTCCTGACGGTACGAAGCTAGATATGGAGATCCTGTTTATTGCCCTTGACCGTGAAGAAGAGGTAGACAAGTTACAATCGTTGGAGCTAACCGGCGCCCATATCAATGAGGCTAAGGAAGTACACCCATCTATTCATCAGATGCTTAAATCAAGAGTGGACCGTTATCCACATCCAGATGATGGTGGGGCAACAGAGAGTTTCATACTTTGTGACTACAACAGCGTAGACACAGAACACTGGCTTTACAAACTTGCTGAAGAGACTAAGCCAGCAGAACATAGTTTCTACGCACAACCAAGTGCGGTGCTCATGTGTGATGCCACAGACGGTGTTGTGCAAGACAATGAGGGCAACTGGTATAAGGTCAATCCTTATGCAGACAACCTTGGCCACTGGGATTTCGTTCCACGACAAGCACTTTTAGCAGGAACTGCCAAGAAGTCTCATTGTCAGGACATGGGAGGCAACTACTACCGTATTAATAAAGATCTTAGTCACGTTCGTGAAGACCTGGTAGAGGTATGGAAACCCCATCTTAGTGCTAAGTACTATACGAATATGATCCTTGGTGCTGACCCTGGATGGACTAACGTTTATGTCATGAACAACTACGGTCAGGTTCGTAGTGGTCGTCCGGTATACAAAGAGTATAATGATGTAATTCACTGCGCCTCTAAGCCTCTGGTACCTCTCTTAGGAGTGTCTCTAATTATTGGTGTGGACTTGGGTTTAGATCCTGCTGCGGCCTTCTTCCAGCTTTCGCCGGAGGGCACATTACTAATGATTGATGAGATATGCACCGAAGATTGCTCTGTTGAAAAATTTTGCGAAGATTACCTGTGGCCTAAAATACGGAACAACTACCCGAAGCACAACTTTCACCTTGTCATCGACCCAACTGCGATAAATACGAGGAGCCAAAACGATGCACGAGCAGCATGGGAAGTCATTAAGGAGGCAAGGCTTCCTTACAGGGCAGGAGAGACAAACAATCCTACTCAACGTAAGAACGCCGTAATAAAGGCACTACGTAAGGTCAACGGATTTACACTTTGTCCAGTCAAGTGTCCTGTTGCACGCAAGGGCTTTATTAGTGAATACAAGTTTGAGAAGAAACGATCCGTTCAGACAGAAGCACTCTTTAAGGAAAAGCCGGAGAAGAACTTTTGGTCACACATTCATGATGCCGTTCAGTATGCAATCATGGAGCTACTTGGTAGCCGGAGAGCAACACTTAAGCCACTATGGGTTCCGGCACATACAGGCATGACAACAGCAGGGTATTAAAGGATAAATATGCTACAACAAGAAAAGAAAGCAATGGAGCAGAAAGAGAAGGCAGAGTTTGACTCAGGCTTTAAGGAGTCTGCGGCAGCAGCCAGGGCCAAAGAGGCCGGTCCTAATGCCCTATATGGGAAGTACATTACTCCACTCGGACAAACAATGACACGTATGTTTGGTGAGTGCGAGCGTCAACGCAGACTTATAGAGGAACGCTGGCTGAAGGACCTACGTCAGCACCGTGGCGAGTATGACCCTGAAGTTCTTTCACAAATGCATCCTAAGCGTTCGAGAGCTTTCCTCAGCTTGACCCGTGGTAAAGTAAACACAATTACTGCTCGTCAGATGGATATTCTGTTTCCTGCAAATGGGGAAAAGAATTGGGGAATACAACCAACTCCGATTCCAGATATGAATCCCCAGATCATGCAGAGTATCGTAGAACAAATGATGGAAGCAACCGGTCAGACTCCAACTGAAGATCAGATTAAAAAGCTGATTAATGACGAGGCCCGTAAACGATCAGACAACATGGAAAAGGAAATGGCTGATCAGCTTGCCGAGCTACGATACAGGACAATCATACGCAGCGTCATTCGATCAGGAAACTTATACGGAACCGGGATACTCAAGGGTCCGATGGTTAAGAAACACGTTTCAAAACGTTGGTTGCCAGATGGACAGGGTGGATGGGTACCAGTAAATCTTGAGCGCCTGCTACCGTACTGTGAGTTTGTCCCCCTTTGGGACATATACCCAGACATGACATCACGTGAGCCGGAGGATATGAGACATATCTTTCAACGCTACGTTATGACACCTAACAAACTGTTTGGGTTGTCTCAACGAGAGGACTTCAACGGACCCGCTATAAGGGCGTATATGAGGGCCTACCCTCAAGGTGATGCTCAGTATAAGACCCACGAGGAAAGTCTAAGGAACATGAGTCCTGGCAGCGAGATTGCCCTAAAGTTCGCAGATGGGAATGACGGTGGAACAACAAGCTTCTATGCATCTAGTAGTCAGCCTATTGCGACAGGACGTTTTGAGGTACGAGAGTTTTGGGGATACCTCAGCTCTGATGAACTTCTGGCAGCTGGAGTCAAGATCGATGAAGACAAGCTAGGCATGGAAGTTGCTGCCAACATCTGGACATTAGGCAATGTTGTTATTAAAGCCATTGTCTCACCGATTGCGGGAGTTGTTATACCATACTATTTTTACCACTATACGAAGGACGAAACAAGTATCTTCGGAGAAGGTGTTCCTTATATAATGAGGGATGCTCAAATGTTGTTCAACGCTTCTGTCAGGGCAATGCTCGACAATGCAGCTATAAGTGCTGGACCCATTATTGAGGTTAACATGGACCTTCTTCATCCGAAAGAAGACCCAACAGATATCTATCCTTTCAGGGTATTCCAACGTACTGGTAGTGGAATAGAGGCCTCTGCTAAGGCGATCAGTGTCTTTGATCTAAAGTCTTATACACCCGAGTACCTACAGATGGTGAAGTTCTTTCACGAAAGTGCAGACGAAGTTACAACCGTTCCAAGGTTCATGCAAGACGGAGTAGGTGCAAAGGGTGCCGGTAAGACAGCAAGTGGCCTAAGCATGATGATGGGTGCTGCCAACATAACAATCAAAGACCAGATTAAGTTCTTTGATGACGGTATCACAAAGCCATTCATTAAAGCAATGTACTACTGGAACATGGACTTTAATCCTAAGGAGAACATTAAGGGAGACTACGATGTTGTTACCAAAGGTACCAGCAGTCTTATTGCTAAAGAGGTTCAGGCAGAGAAGCTTATACAGCTCTTGGGAATGACAGCAAACGAGTTTGACATGCAGTACATGAATCGTGACGTTGCTCTTCGTGAGATGGCTAATATAATGGACCTTGACGAGATCGGTCTTATCAAAGACAAAGATCAGGTGGCTATTGAGACTGAGGCCCGTAACAAAGCCATGGCAGAGGATAAGGCCTTCGATCAGAAGATGGCAATGATTAAAGCTACAAGTGGTGGTCACATGAACGGACAGCAAGGACAGGAAGTCAGCACAGAGGAACTTGTTGAATCCCAACAGCCTGGAGGAGTAAACATTGGATAAGCGATCATCAGAACTGGTACAAGAACTAAAAATAGAATTTCATTCAGCTGCTTACAAGAAGTTTATTAGGCTATTTGAGAAGTTTGTTGAGGAGAACCACAACAAGCTTGACGTGGCCGAAGAAGCGCACGTTCCCCGACTACAAGGACAGAACGTCTTCCTTAAGAAGCTGATTAAAGATTTAACTACAAACCGGGAGACAAAGTTTGCCGGAATGTAAATAGTACTTGCCTACGAAAGTAGATACACAAATTTTAAAACGGGACAAACACACTGTGTTCCCCAAGGAGAGTAAATGCCTGACAAGAAAGAATCCACAGAGTTTGCTGATGCGTTCTTAGAATCAATTGGAGAAACAGCAGCAGTAGGAGACGAGGAAGTAAAGAAACTAGAGACAGACATCAAAGAAGAAGAAGTAGTAGATCCTGACGCAGTTGCAGCCAAAGCGGCAGCTGATGCTCAGATAGACAACGCTGATGAAGTATACAACGCAACACCGGACCCTGATGCAGAAGCTATTGCAGCAGCTAATGCCGGTGGAGCATGTGCGAAGTGTATTGAGTTAGAAGCACAGTTAGCACGAGAGAGGCAGAAGACATCCTCATGGGATGGTCGTATCAGATCTGCCAATGATCGTGCTTACGAACTGGAGTTAGAACTCAACACCCTAAAGGCTAGAGGTAATGAAGAACAAATCATTGACTCCCCTGAAGGCGAGCTTTCTGAAGATGATGAAGTAATCTCTAAGTTCAAAGCAGAGTTTCCTGATTTTGTTAGACCCCTGGAAATTATGGCACAACGAGTTGCCGGAAAAGAAGTGAAGACCATTGAACCTGATGTACAGGCTCTTAAAGAAGACGGTCAAGCCACAGCACAACGTGTCCACCTGGAGACGATTGCAGCCGCTCACGCCGACTATAAAGAGATCGCACCGCAGGTTAAAACGTGGATTACCACGCAACCTTCATTCCTCAAAGCATCGTTAGAGCGGGTTTTCAAGGAAGGCACAGCAACGGAAGTAGTCGAGATGTTTGATACATATAAACGTGTAAACAGCATCCCTATCAATAACCCAACAAATAAGGAGAAGCTGTCTTCCAAGAATGCGGAAGAACTTCTTGCAGTACCAGCATCCCCTGGACCAACTCCAGAGACCGTTGTAAAAGACAAGAATGACTTCAACGCAGGATGGGAAGAGGCTAATACTCCTAAAAAATAATGGAGGTGTCCTATGAGTATGAACACTTATGGTGACCTTAGTCCACGTACAGCAGCATTTGTTGTAACCGATCTTCTGAAAAGAGGGTTCCCTTACCTTGTGTTTGAGAAGTGGGGACAAGCAAAACCGATCCCACAGAACAACACTAAATCTATTAAATTCCGTAGATACTTCCTGAATATGAACAGTGCCGCTTGGGCACCTGCTACATATTTCGCTACGGACTCTCAAAGTAACTTTGATCCAGCATCAAAGATCCTTACAGAGGGTGTAACACCGGCAGCAACCGCACTAGACAAAGCCGATATTCAGGCTACTCTTGTGCAATACGGTGATCGTACCATCATCACTGACGTTATCATGGATACTCATGAGGACCCTGTCCTTAAAGAAGCAATCGATATCCTTGGTGAGTCAGCAGCTATCATTCTTGAAGTTGCTCGTTTCAACGTAGTTAAGGCCGGAACTAACGTCAACTACGCAAACGGTTCTTTAAGAACCAGTGTTAACTCTGTTTTCACTGCTGCCGTTCAACGTAAATCTACTCGTACTCTGAAACGTCAGCTTGCTAAAATGATGACTCAGCGTGTTGCTTCTACTCCGTCTTATGGAACAGAACCAATCGCACCGTCCTTCATTGCTGTATGCCATCCTGACCTTGAGTATGACATTAGCCGTGTAGCAAGTTATGTACCTGCTGAGAAGTACGGAAGCACTACTCCGATGGAAGGTGAGATTGGGAAGATCGGCGATTGCCGCTATATCCTGACTACAATCTGCGAACCTTGGACAGGTGGTGGAGCAGCTTCTGGAACTAACGTTCTTGAGACTTCTTCTGTTGCTGACGTTTACCCGATCATCTATCTTGCTCGTGACGCTTACGGGCTTGTGCCGCTGAAGGGTAAAGACTCTATCGTACCTATGGTTGTTAATCCAAAACCATGTGATAGTGATCCTATGGCCCAACGCGGACATGTTGCGTGGAAAGCAATGACTACCACGATTATCCTCAACGATTCGTGGATGGTAAGAGCAGAATGTGCGTGTACAGACGACGATAATTTAACTGATTAATATCAGTCAGTTACTTTAATACTGGAGAGGAGTAGAAATACTCCTCTCCTTCACACTTTCTTCTTTCGAGGAGTTAAATGCTCACACTTAGTAGAGTAATTGAACGAGATGGTGTGTGCGTATGTTGTGAATCAGTGATCGACTTAGAGGCACATCACATACGTCCATTTGCTACGTTTGAGCAAGATAGATACAAACTTTGGAATGGGATTACATTTTGTAAGGAATGCCATGAAGAGACACACAACAAATAGAGAGGGAATATGACAGAAGAAAAGAAAGTAAACTATTGGACAATGAAGGATGAAAAATTGGTTGAGTTGGCAATCAAGCGTGGCATTGAGGGTGCTACCCTAGACCGCAAAGGTCTGTGTTGGGCACTCAAGGAGTATGATGTCAAACACGGTAAGTTTGATGAGATTGTTGAAGAGACTGATGAGGGTCTTGTATCTTCACCTGATCTGCAAACAGTTCCCACGACTCGTGTGAAGTTTCATAACACGAACCCTGAGACTGATATGCCTTACATTCCTGTAGGACATAACGGACGCATGTGGTACCTGCCGAAAGAGATTGAGCTGGATCTGCCCGACTTCATTCTTGACTCATGCATTAAAGATGCTGTTGAGGATCGTCTGATATCAGAGGTTGATCGTCTTGGTAATATTAACTGGATCACCAAACCTGTCCATCGTTTTCCGTATTCAGTTATTCCAAAGACATAAGGAGTCGTCATGACAGTAGCCGTTAATGATCTAATAGATAAGGTAGAGACTATTCTACAAGACACAGGAAATGTTAGATGGTCTGCTGCTGAGCTAGTTACGTACGGTAGTGCTGGGCAGATTGCCATTGTAAAGGAACTGCCACAAGAGAACGTACTACACACTGCTGTAAAACTGGTGGCCGGTACTAAGCAGACATTAGCATCTGGCTCCATAAGTTTACTTGAGATTTACAGAAATATGGGCACAACAGGCACGACTGTAGGCGACGTAATCACATACGTTGATCGTAACTTAATGAACGACACGAAACCTGACTGGCACTCCGACGACCACAACCTTGTAGTCAAGCACTACATGTACTCCAAGAACAATCCCAAAACATATTGGATATATCCCAGGAGTGCCGGTGCCAACTACGTTGACATGGAAACCAGTATTTATCCCACGGCACTTGCAGTGGGCGGCAATCTTACCCTTGACGACGAGTGGGAGGTGGCCTTGCTTGACTACATCTTGTTCAGGGCCTACCAGAAAGACTCTGAGAACACAGGGCAGCAAGCCAGAGTGTTAGGACACTATCAGGCATTCTTAGCAGCAATAGGCAAGGAGGTAACTCCGTAATGGCAGACATATCTTCATTCGAAAAAATAGTTAGAATTGACGCCTTCGGTTGTCCAAGTGATTTACTAACGCACCAGACACGTCAGTCCGTTATTGAGTTTTGTGCCAAGTCAGATATCTTAACAAGGGACCTAGACTACACGGTTGCTTCAACAGACATTGACGACGAAATAAATGACTACGTGGACTTTGACTTAACTGAATTTGTTACGTCAGAAAGACCAATGACCATGCTGGCAATGAACATAAATGGTACATTCTGGAAGTCATTTAGGAAGAACATAACTGACGACATAGCAAACTTTGATGACATAAAGGCTGACGGCACAAAGTACTTCGACTTCATTACCAACACGACCCTTAGAGTATTTGACGTAGACTCGTCAGAGACTGCGTGGTACTTCAAGATAGCATTTAAGCCTCTACAGTCTGCTACAGTAGTAGATGACCTGTTGTACGAGGACTGGCTTGAGCCTATTGTAGCAGGGGCTAAGTCCCGGCTACTAGCAATGCCAAATAAGCAGTGGAGTGATATGGACGCTGCTAAAATAAATAACGTCATGTATCGTAGGGGTATAACTGATGCGAAGCTAACAGTCAAGAAGGGATACACAGACACACCGTTGTCTATACAGCCACAGACATACGGCAACCCAAGGTGGTAGACCATGGCAGTTATAAGAGAATTTCAATTTAAAGGTACAGTTCCAAAGATATCGGCTAAGTTACTTCCAGAGTCATACGCACAGACAGCAATTAACTGCGACTTGAGGCAGGGCAACATACAGGCATTTAAAGGACTAGAGAGCGTCAGCACCTTGGGAGAAACTGCGTACCGCTCTATAAACAAGCTTGGCAGTGTGTGGCAAGCCTGGACAAGTTACGTAGACGTTGTTAGGTCCCTTATATACCAAACAGACAATAAGATCCTGTACACCGGTGACAGCTATCCCAAGCAGACCAACACGACCTTGTGGGCAGATAGCTTAGACTACCGTAGGTTAGGTATTGTTGCCCCGGTCACTGCCTTAACAATGACGTTAGTGGCTGCTGCTGGTGGCACAACAGAGATACAGGCTACCGTGTCTTATGTATACACATACGTCTCTGGGGACGGAGAGGAGTCTGCACCAAACACCGCTACGGCGGCTCTTGACGTTCCTTACAATCGAAAGGTACGTCTGACAGGCTTTACTGCTGCCAGTGGTGCCAACAAAAATAACATTACACATTTCAACATATACAGACTAGCAGTAGGCACGCTAGGAGCGGAGTACCAGTTCCTTGAGCAAGTTGCGTACACTACAACGACTCATGACGACTTTGATGCTGCTACAGACTTACTTGACGTAGTTACATCCGACCTACTTCCTACGGAAGACTGGATTGCGCCTGACACTGACCTAGAAGGTCTAACTCAGTTTGCAAACGGAATGCTTGCTGGCTTTGAGGACAACGAACTCTTCATTAGTGAGCCGTTCATTCCATACGCCTACCCAACTACTTATAAACAGTCGTTCGATTCAGACATTGTAGCCATAGGCGCTTACAACGAGTCTCTTATAGTAGTTACAGGCACAAAGCCCTACCTTGTTTCGGGCCTAGATCCACAAGCTATGTCTGTTACTGTGCTGCCATACGATCAGGGTTGTGTAAGTAAAAAGGGACTTGTAGAGACTCCATACGGGGTTATATATCCATCTCATGATGGACTAATACTGGTGGACGACAGTACTGCTAAGAACCTAACGAAGGACATCTGGACAAAGAAGCAGTGGACAGCCTTAACTCCAGCCAACATCATAGGCTTTTGGTATGACGGAGAGTACTACGGCTTCTTTAGCGGAACGAATGACGGCTTTATTATTAGAGACGGTGCCGTTGTTCTTTTAGATTTTGGAACTTCTACAGTGTATAACGGAACGATAGTAGACGATCACCTGTACCTGCTTGTAAAGCGTTCAACCACTTACTACATTGACACGTTTGAGGACGACGCTGCGGGGCTGTCATACACTTACCGCACAAAGAAGTACTTTGTAGAGCATCCCATTAGCTTCGCTTGTGGCAAACTACTTGGTACATTTGGAAGCGTGTCGATGAAGTTCTACTCTGACGGCACCCTAAAATCTACACAGACGATTACGTCTGACGGAATGTTTAGACTGCCATCAGGGTTCTTGACAGAAGAGTACGTTGAACTTGAGTTCGTGGCAGCAACCACCACTGTAATTGATGGCTTTCTTATAGCCACATCAGCACAGGAGCTACAACTTGGCTAACACAGACACCAGATCACTACGAGCCATAGTCATACCAGCAGTGCCTAAAGAATCTGACCCTTCTTTGAAGGCCTTTCTCGCACGAGTAAAGGAACAACTTGAGATTTATCAAGGCGTTCGTGGAAACACCAATAGCCCTGTTGTTACTGTTGGTGACCTTGGCAACCCTACGTTTACAAACGAGTACCTCTCGACAGCATCTCAAAACTGGGGGGCAGACCCAGATACCCCCAGCAATGTTTGGGGGCCAGTTCCACAGCCACCAACAAGTCTTGCCCTTATTACCATGGACGGCGACGGAATATCTACACCATTTTGCCACCACCTGACGTGGACGAACCCTGTTGATACAAACCACTGGTACACAGAGGTATGGGTAAATACTTCTGACTCTATTAGTGGTGCAACAAAGGCTGGCATAGTCCCTAACACTGTTTCTGTCTATGAGAACTGGAACGTTAACTTTAACGCAGACTACTACTACTGGATAAGGTCAATATCTTACGGTGGAAAGTACTCCATTTGGGAACCAGACTTAGATCAAGGTGGGTATGTTGTTCCTGCTACTGGTGGACTGCAAGAGACAATAGACACTCTTGTTGCTGCCTTGGCAGGGCAACAGGTAGAGCACTCAGCATGGGACAGTGGCACAACCTATGCAGTAGGAGAGTACTGTACGTTAACAGTCACCGACAAGGTTCGTACATACAGATGCATCTTAGAAAGTACTAACAACACGCCACCTGACGGCACATATTGGGAGCGTTCTGGTATACTTATGCAGGGAGACGTTGGTGGAGCTCCTATTGTTGCCATTGACGGGGAGCTAATTGTGGATGGTACAGTTGTAGCAACATCCATTGCTACCGGCTCTATTTTAATAAGTAACCTTAACAGTGAAACCACAAACAGAATGTTCACTGGTTCCACAAGGGACTTCTCTGACGTTGGTGGCACCACGAAACCTGCTGACAATGCTACGGTTACTTTTACACAGTCTGGCGTTCCCACAGCACTTCAGGCTGGTGATCTTTGGATAGACAGTGACGATCAAAAGTTATATCGAGCCACTGCTACCGGTGACGACCAGATAAGTGCTGGAGAGTGGGTTCTTCACCAGACAGGTATAGCAACAGGCTGGTCACACGCCGCTGACACTACTAAAATTGATGGTGGTGACATATACACAAACACCATTACAGCTTCACAAATAGCAGCTAATACTATTACAGCTTCACAAATAGCAGCCTTAACAATTACTGCTGCTGAAATAGCTGCACTCACGATTACCTCTGATCAGATTGCAGCACTTACAATTACTTCTGATGAGATCGCTGCTAACACGATTACCGTTGATGAAATGGGAGCAGACTCAGTCACGGCAACTGAGATAAACGTAAGTACCCTACACGCGATTTCTGCTGACATGGGACAGATCACAGCAGGGGATATTACGTTGGATACAGATGGATTCATTCGTAGCGATGGCAAAGATAACTACGCAGACACAACAGCAGGATTCTTTTTAGGAT